TTCGATACAGTGATCGATCATGGCAAGAGCGATCGTTATCTCTCTGAAGATTACATGTTCTGTCAGTGGTGGAGAAACATGGGTGGACAAATCTGGTTGTGCCCATGGATGAAGACACATCACATCGGCACCTATGCATTCACTGGTGATATGCCAGCAATTGCAAACTACGTCGGCACTCTCTAATATTGTATGATCGTAGGTCTTGTAGGCTTTATCGGAGCAGGGAAAGGCACAGTTGCAGATCTCTTGGTAGAAAAACATAATTTCTTCAAAGAGAGTTTTGCAAACAGCGTCAAGGATTCTTGCGCTGCTGTGTTTGGTTGGGATCGTGCCATGCTTGAAGGTGACACTCCAGAGTCACGAGCATGGCGCGAACAACCTGATCAATGGTGGTCCGAGAAGTTTGGTAAAGAATTTTCACCAAGATTAGCACTCCAGCTAATGGGCACAGAGGCAGGGCGAGATGTTTTTCACCCTGACCTCTGGGTTCATACTGTGATGCGTCGATGTGAAAATGCACCATGGAATAATTATGTGATTGCAGATGTTCGTTTCCCAAATGAAATCAATGCAATTGTAAGATCTGGTGGCAAGGTTGTTCGAGTTCGTCGCGGTGAAGATCCAGAGTGGTATGCACTTGCGCGTGAGAGCAATATCTATAACAAACAAGAAATAATGCGCAATGCTTATCCAGAAGTCCATTATTCAGAGTGGGCTTGGATTGGTTCGCATTATGACATTGTGATGGACAATAACTGTTCGCTTGATGAGTTAACAGTTAGAGTTGATAAGTTGGTGGATTCGTTATATAATAATCGTGTTGAAGCAAATGAGGTCTAAATTATGAAACTTTCTGATGATACTGTTAATGTGCTCAAAAATTTCTCGAGCATCAATCAAAGTCTGCAGTTCAAGTCTGGTAATGTTCTTCGTACTATTTCTCCATTGAAGACAATCTTCGTGGAAGCAACAGTGAATGAAAACTTCCCAAAAGAATTTGCATTGTATGATTTGAATAAACTCTTGGCAAAGGTCTCTCTTTATAAGGAAGCCCATTTGTCGTTCGACGATGATAAGGTGAACATCTCCACTGAGAATAAGAAGAAGTCTGACTTCATCAAGTATTGTTCTCCAAAAATCATCATTGTCCCACCAGAGAAAGCAATCACTCTTGGCGATCCTGATTGCACATTTAGCATCTCTCAAGAGGATCTTGAGTGGATGAAGCGTTCTGCTGGTATCTCTGGATCCCCAAACTTTGTGTTTGAGTCTGATGGTGAGACAATTCACTTCATCGCAACTGATGTGAAAGATGACTCTGCTGACGTTTCGAAGATTGAGATTGGCACTGGCGATGGTACAAAGTTCCGCGTTGTGATGAAGGTTGAGAATTTCAAGTTGATGGAAGGATCGTACGATGTTTCTATCGCTAAGAAAGGTCTCTCCTGCTTCAAGCACAAGTCTGTTGCTATCACTTACTATGTTGCAATTGAAGCAGCCAACTCTACATTCGGAGAATAATATGAAAGTTGATAAGGCAAAAGTTCTTGGTTGTCTTCAAGAGATCTCTAACTCATTGACTCGTATTGAAGCAGAGCGTGATCTGATTAAAGAAATTCTTCAGAAGATGCAGGATGAATGCGAGATTCCAAAGAAGTTAAGCCGTAAACTTGCAAAAGTATACCACAAGCGCAATTATGAAGAAGAAGTTGCTCAACAGAATGATTTCGTAGAGGTCTACGAAACAGTCGCAAAATGATTGTTTATTATTCAAATACGACAAATTCTTTTGTATATGAACCTGAACCCCTGTTCCAATCATTATTCAGCAATTTAAAAGCAAATGGCAAAGATTCTGTTCAATTGGATCAAATAAAAAAGTGTCCATCAGTTAAAGAATTTTGCAACAATACATTTGTATTTAAAAATGCAATTGAATATGATTTGGAATGGGTTGATGGGATAATTAAGACAACTTCAAAAACACAAAAGTTTTTTGATGACAATGTCATGGTAAGAGACGCCAATATCGGACTTTGCACTTATAAATTTCCATCAGATATTTTTCTTGCAGAGAAACCATTAATTGGTGAACTGACTCCACCATTTTTGCATGATTGCGATATTACTAAGAAAGCAACTATGGTGTGTGGATCATTTGATATGGGCAGACACTTTCGATCTTTAGAATGCGCTTTCATCTTTAAAAATAAAAATGATAGAATTCATTTCAGAGAATCACAGCCGCTATATTATGTTCGATTCAGAACTGATGAGAAAATTAAATTTCAAAAGTTCATTTGGACAGAAGAAATGCGAAATTTGTGGATCAATATGATTCAAATGCGAGAAGGCGTCAAGCCTCTTCAGTTTTGGTATAACATATTTGAAAGATCTTATGGAAAGCATTTTCTTAGATTGATTAAACAGAACCTTGTTTGAGTGTATAAATAAGATTATTGGGGTGCAATTTCTTTTGACGGCACTATCCGCCAGACTGCTCGCCGTGGGAACTCACCGTCCCCGCCCCATCTTCTCTTTGTGAGGTATAAATTATGGAACGAAGAAAATTTTTTAAATTCCTTGGTATTGCTGGTGGTGCCGCTGCAGGTGGTGCTGTCACTGCTGCATCTTTAGTTGCTTCTAACGGAAAGTCTGAGGCAGTAAAGAAGATTGAAGCCGCTGGTTACAATGGTAAACTGACAATTGGCGCACAGTATGATGAAGAGAATTTGGTGTTCGAAAACAATAATATCGAAAGGCTTAGAATTAATAGTGACTATGTTTTAAACATCGGAACAACTGCACCAAATCAAAAATTAACTATGGTGAATGTTTCTATGACACCTGGTCCTGATGGTGAAATGTATTTGAAAACAAACGGTAAATGGCGTAAAATCGTTACTGAATAATTGAGGAATTTATATTATGAATGAAGCGTTGTGGGTTGAAAAATACCGTCCTCATACTATTGCCGATTGTATTCTTCCTGATGAATACAAGGCAACTTTCCAATCTTATGTTGACCGCAAGGAGATTCCCCATCTTCTTCTATGTGGCGGTCCAGGCACTGGTAAGACTACAGTTGCCAAAGCATTGTGCGATGAAATCGGTTGCGACTATCTGATGATCAACGGTTCGGATGAGTCAGGTATTGATACCTTCCGAATGAAGATCAAGAACTATGCCAGCACTATGTCAATGACTGGCGGCAAGAAAGTTATTATCATCGACGAAGCAGATTATCTAAATCCAAACTCAACTCAGCCAGCCATGCGCGCGGCGATGGAAGAGTTTGCGCATAACTGCACTTTCATCATGACTTGTAACTATAAGAGCCGAATCATTGAGCCATTGCATTCAAGATGCGCTGTTATCGAATTCAAACTGCGCAAAGAAGAAAAACCAAAGATGGCTGTTGCATTTATGAAGCGTGCAGCAGAAATTCTTACCACAGAAAAAGTTCCGTTTGATAAAGCAGTCCTTGTAGAAGTAGTCAAAAAATACTTTCCAGATTATCGCCGTGTTCTGAATGAACTTCAGCGTTATTCCGTCAGCGGTAAGATTGATTCTGGTATTCTGGCTTCAGTGTCAGACGTTTCTCTTAATGATCTTGTCGCGTCTCTCAGAGAGCAGAACTTTGGTGCGATGCGCAAGTGGGTTGCTGAGAATGGTTCTGATGATCCATCAAGAATCTACCGTAAGATCTATGATAATCTATATGACATCATGGATAAGTCGACGATTCCGAATGCTGTTCTCATTCTTGCGCGATATCAGTATCAATCTGCATTTGTTGCTGACCAGGAACTGAATCTTACTGCATGCCTCACTGAAATGATGGTGGAGTGTAAGTTCAATGGCTGATTTATTTAAAGAGATACTTCCAAGTATTCTGCAAACAAAAGAGTATGCTTTACTCACCGATCTGGACGAGCGACAATATCCAGCATTTATGGTGAACAGGGCGTTGTCTTACCATCGTGATACCGTCCTGTTCGCGAACGAAATGAATCGATTCCCAAGCCTTGATAATAAACTCAAATACGACTTTCTCCTAAATATTGTACGAGCCCAGAAGCGTCAATTTACAAAATGGCACAAAAAGGGTGAGAATGAAGATTTGAGCGCGATCAAGGAATATTATGGATATTCGGACGCGAAGGCATACGAAGTATTAAAAATTCTCGACGATGCTCAGATCACTATGATAAAAAAAGAATTATATAAAGGTGATTGACATGGTCGATAAACTAGTTGAAGTTACATTAGAAAAGCAAGACGACTTCCTCAAAGTTCGAGAAACCCTCACTCGTATCGGAGTCGCAGCAAAGAACGATAACATTCTTTACCAGTCTTGCCATATCCTCCATAAACAAGGAAAGTATTACATTGTTCATTTCAAAGAACTCTTTGAATTAGACGGTAAGCCATCCAACATGTCAGATAATGACATTCAGCGTCGTAACACGATTGCGAATCTAATGGCTGAGTGGGGTTTGGTGAAACTCGTCGATGCAGACAAAACAAAAGATAACGTTGCTCCACTTTCTCAAATCAAGATCCTTCCATTTAAAGATAAGAATGAGTGGCAACTAGTCAGCAAATATACGATTGGAAAGAAAAAGAAAGAGGCTTAATTTGTGATTACAGTAAATGTGTATCGACTTCGTGATGATCTTGAACTGCCAACATATGGCACTTCAATGGCAAACTGTTTTGATCTTTCTTTTCAGCCAACAGAAGATCATGTGACTGGATACGACAAATACAATAATCCAATTAGTCAAAAGGTAAACAACTTTGGAGAGATTTCCATCTATCCAGGAGATCGTTTACTCATTCCAACAGGATTAATTTTCAAGATTGAAAGACTAGTCACAATTGAAAATTTCTCTGACATTGTTGATAGCAATTCTAATATTCCATTGGCTAACTATAGCATTCGATTGCACCCACGTTCTGGATTGTCTCTGAAGAGAGGTCTAGTTCTTGCCAACTCAGAAGGCATTGTGGATGTGGATTATCAAGAACAGGTGTTTGTATTGCTTACAAATATTTCACAGATGGGTCAAACAGTCAGGCGCGGCGAAAGAATCGCACAGGCTGAAGTCACGTGCAATGAGCACGCAAATTTTGTAGTTCTTACAAAGGCTCCAGAAAAACATTCTGAGCGTGCTGGTGGATTTGGCTCAACTGGTGTCTAAATAAAAGTGGATGCCCATAAGGGGTCCATAACTATAAACTTGCTTAATAAAGGAGTTACGCAATGACAAATATCACTACACTCTCATCCATCCCATTTGATCGCCTTCTGCCGTCAGCACTTGGTTTCGACCATGTGTTTGCCACGTTAGATAATGCGGCTCATCTCTTGACATCTACTGCATCCACTTTCCCGCCAGTCAACATCATCAAGACTGGTGACTACACATACAATGTAGAACTTGCTGTTGCTGGTTATAAGAGGGATGAAATTGAGATCACAGCAGAAAAGAACTCACTTCGTGTATCAGGTAAAAAGACTGAGAAAGACGAAAAGGAATATCTTGCAAAGGGTATTGCTGGTCGTTCATTCAGCAGACAATTTGTTTTGTCTGACACAGTTGTTGTTCAAGGTGCTGAACTTGCTGATGGCATTCTCTCAATCTCTCTTGAGAATGTCATTCCTGAAAGTCAGAAGCCACGTAAGGTAGAAATTAAATAACCATTGAGACTATATTATGATTCGTGATGAATTATCGTGGGATGAATTGTTTATCTTACAGGCTACTCTGATTGCTCAGAAAAGCAAGGACCCGTCGACAAAAGTCGGCTGCGTGATCGTCAATGATGATAATGTCATTTTGTCGACGGGTTTTAATGGCTTTCCAAGAGGCATTGAAGAAGATTGGAAAGATCGTTGGAAGAGTCCAGAAAAATATCACTGGGTTGAGCATGCTGAACGCAATGCAATCTTCAACGCAGCACGTGTTGGTGTTTCACTCAACAATTCTCGCGCATATCTAAATTGGGAACCAAAGCCATGCGCTGATTGTACACGCGCATTGATTCAAGCAGGAATCAAGGAAGTCATCGGACCAAACCGACCATTCACAGGTAAGGGTGCTGGCAAGCATTACTCGATCGATCATGCTGAAGTCATGCTCCGCGAAGCTGGCGTCCGAATACGGTATTTCGACCTCCCCCCAGAACTCGGGGAACCCCCATTCTAGGACCGCTCTCGCGCCCTCTCGCTCGGTTATAGGCGAAGTCGTAAGTTGTTGATTTTACACAAATTATTACTGTTGTAAATCCCTGTGATTTCTACGATAATTGTTGTATGACTTATCAATATATCATGGCTGAAAACGACAAGTTTGGTGCTCGCCACACACTCTGGCATGTGGGAAGTTATCATTATCAGATTGAATGCCGCAGCACTGGCAACAAGATTAATCTCCCTGATACCACTTTCGAACAGGCAATTCGTGTGTTTCGAGAAGTGCTCGTAAGTTATTGATTTTACAAGAGTTTTTACTATTGTCTTTTTCACCGAAAAAAGAGATAATATTCTTATGAAATGTGAAAACACTGTGAAAATTGGTGACGTCGTCAAGTCTCTTGACTTCGTTGGTATCAACGACTGCTATTATGTCGGTCTCGTGACTGCTGTCCTCAACGACGGTCGATTCCGCGCCAAGGCAATCAAGCGTGTGTGGAAGGGCGAGGCTGATAAGCGTCCTCTTGCTGACGAGTTCTTCGCTCCGCTTC